CACAGTCATTGCGCAATTCAGATTCTGTTGAATTCCAGACCTCCAAAACGATCCCTGAAATCCGCTCAGTTTTTGTGATTGTGTAAACTTTTTCCATTTTGTCTCTCCCGTGGGCTGCGACCATCGCGGCCCTTAGGGATACACTACTGTAACGCGTTACGCATTGCAATATAATTCGTAACGCGGAACGAATTAATTGACCCTCATTTTGCGCTGCGTTGTAGTTGGCACATGCTGTTTGCGTCCACAGGGGTTTTTAGGCATTCCATCCATGCGTTAAATATAGCGCGGGTAATTATGGTTGGCAAGGTGGGAAACTTGGTTGGTGTGTGCCGAGGGTATGAACTTTATTTTCAGATTGTCTCTTGCGTAATGTATCTAAAGCGCGCATAGATGGGTTACTGAAAACGGGCATCATGCTCCACAATGGGAAAACATAAATGCAATATCGAGATTATGAAATCAGTAAAACCGGTACCACCGTCAGCAAAACCATGTCTAAAACAGGTCGTAACTCGCCGCTCCTGAAAATCACGGACCACCGTGGTCACGCATTCCGTAACCAGTTTGGGAACCTGCCGTTGATCTGTTCTGTTTCTGCAGCGATGCGATTTATTGACTGCGAGATGGACGGACCGACGCGTGATGAAATGCAGCGCGCTGCAGATATCGAAAATAGATATGACCGGCCCTGAATTTCGCACAGGCCGGGAAACCCTCGGACTGACGCAAACGCAAATCGGCGTCCAACTAGGTGTCCAGCGCAATGCAGTTGCTGTGTGGGAACGGAATGGGCCAACCGAAATGGCCGCATTGTGTATGATCATGTTATTAAAATACGGGCAATCTTGCCAGACCACCATGGGGGAATAATTATGGCGCGAACAACATCAATAGAATGGACAGAACACACATGGAACCCGTTTGTCGGATGCTCCATCGTGAGTGCTGGCTGCAAGAAATGCTACGCTATGCGAATGGCGCACCGATGTGGAGAAATGGGCCACGTGGCATACAGTGGCGTTGCCAAATCAAGTAAAGCCGGTCCGGTGTGGACTGGTAAAATCAACAGGAACAGCGACAGTGCCATGAGTGCGCCATTGCGGCGCAATAAACCCGCGTTATATTTTGTTAACTCGATGTCTGATTTCTGGCATCCGAACGCCGACGACGCGTGGCGCACTGAGGCTCTTGATATCATGGTGGCATCCCCGCAGCACCAATTCCAAGTATTGACCAAACGCCCAGAACTGATTGCCGACACACTCAAACGCATGGGGCGGCGCATCCCGGATAACCTTTGGCTGGGGACCACAGTGGAGGACGCCCGCGTGGTGGATCGCATCGCCATGATCCGCGCCATCCCCGCCGCAATCAGGTTCCTGTCCGTAGAACCGCTCATCGCCGCACTGGGGAAACCCGACCTGAGCGGAATTGATTGGGTGATAACTGGCGGTGAAAGTGGACCTAAATGCAGACAATGCAATGGGTTGTGGGTTCGTGAAGTCTGCGACCACATAGCAGATAATCACCCCGATGTATCATTTTTTCACAAGCAGTGGGGTCATTACAAGTCAAACCCCCTGACCCACGAGGACGGGTTTACAGAGGCCGAGGCAGAGATCCTTGATCCCCGCGAATTCGGCAAGGGTGGTGCGCATCTAGACGGAGAACTGTGGCGGCAATTTCCTAAATACGCACAGGCTCTACTCCTGTAGCCGCCGAGATGCGAGTAATGGCCCTGCCACATGTGGTGGGGTCTTTTTCTATTCCACGCACAGAAACCCAGTCAGGCGCAGCGACAGCGAAAGAGCCAGACCCTGCAAACTGGTCAAGCACAATTTTAGCGCCACACCCAAGCATCAATGCACGTATCCACTCGCCCGGCTTAGCGTGTGCATGGCCTCCATCGTCAACTTGTGTGTTTGGAAACTGAAAAACCGTTTGCAAATGCACCATGCCGCCAGCCAACGGTACATATTCTGATGCCCCACGTGTGTTGCTAACCGTTTTTGCAGTGCGCGTTTTTCCGTCATAAAAAACAGCCGCATCAAAATCCCAAAAAGGGTCATTTGAAAACACAAACGCCGACTTATGCCGCGCCAACGGTCGGTTTGGTGTATACCAGCTAGTCACACCATCCCAAACAAAATGGTAGCAATGCAAAAATCCAGACCCGGCATCTAATGCGTTCCGTGATGTTCTGTAATCGCTAAATACTACCGCGCGGGCTGCTGGGTAAATCCAACCCCAGCACTCCTGAATTTCAAAAGGTGGGTCGTAGAACACAACATCAGGCACGTCACCGCACAATACTGATGACACAACATTGGGGTCACTAGTGTCTCCGCAAGCCATTATGTGCCTACCAATTTTGAATACGTCGCCTTCAACAACGTTGTAGGCGACGCAATCTTCATCGGCAATCGCAACCGGCGATGTGGTTTCCTTAACAAAAAACGCAACAAGTTCTTCTTGGCTGAAGCCCATCAACTCGCCAAAATCTCCGGCCAAGTCCTCCAACTCCACTCGCAACGCATCCTCGTCCCAGCCCGCGTTCAGCGCCAGCTTGTTGTCGTTAATCAACAGCGCCCGCCGCTTGCGGTCATCCAGACCAGTGACGACAATCGCAGGCACCTGATCCATTTTTAATTTGCGCGCAGCAAGCAATCGGCCATGACCGGCGATCAGGTTGTTTGCATCGTCAACCAGCACCGGGTTGGTAAAGCCAAACTCGCGGATGCTGGCAGCAATCTGTGCCACCTGCGCATCGCTATGCGTCCGGCTGTTAAGCGCATACGGGATCAAGTCATCTACGCTGACGATCTTGTGTTCGAAAAATTGCATTAGTTGCTCCGTTGCGGCATTGCGATCAAATCATTGTGCGACAGTAGCCCCATGACAGACCGGCTGTCGTTTGTCGCCTGCCCTGTAGCATTGATGGTTCGGGGGTCCGACGCAAGTTGGTTCAGCGACATCGATCGGATCACGGCCATCTGCCTGCGCTCCAACGTATCAACCACCGAGAGCAGCGGGTTGGGAACCAAAGTCCCGCGCTTGTTCTGTATCAGCACGCCAGTTTTGTCTAATGTTTCTTGGTGCTGGCGGATGTCCGCTTCCATCCTAACGACCTTGGCAAGCAAAAGCAGGTCCATGTCGCGCCAATCCTCGGGTGCGCGCGCGCGCGTGAACTGGTCCCAAATAATCAATTCCTCGTCGCTGCGCAATATGACACCTTGAGGCAGAGGCACATTTGCTGTCGCACCTTGAAACCCTTCGATCAGCGCCGTCGTGCTGTTTTTGTCTGACCGCCGTTTCTGGCTCATGTTATTCTCCAGTTATTTCCGTAAACGCAAAAAATCGATTTTCCATGCACCGGTTCGGGCGCTGGACGGTTTGTCCTTGACCCTCCCCCCCGTCATTCGTTCCGCAGCAGCAGGATGTCCATCTGCATTGAGGCTGTCGCCGCGCGATACCTGCACGCCCCAATCCAGTTTGTTCTTGTAAAGCTGATCCATCATTTCGCCCCATAGTGGTTGCTGTCAGTCGGCCACCCGTCTTCACCGATCTCGGTGCTGTAGCCTCTGGATTCCTCTGATTGTATCACGCCGGAGTGGCATGACCAACAAACTGATTGCAGGTTGTCCAGATCGAAGAACATGTCTTGATTGCCCTTGTGCGCGGTAACGTGGTGGACCACCGCAGACTGTGGATGCGAACGTCCTCGCTTCAGGAAGCATCCGCATCGCTGGCATTTGAAGGCGTCACGCAGCAGCGCGACCTCACGCAGCTTTCGCCATTGCTGCGTCTGATAAAGCCTGCGATATTCTGCGGCTTCTGGCGATCGCCACTTATCCATTGCTAAACCAATCCACCAGACGATCAGACACGTTTAGCGCCTCGGCCATCTGGCCTAGATCCGACAGGGCTGTGACCCATTGGGTTTGCCCCATCAGGTCCGGTCTGGTCATTGCAACGTAGGTGTAAGCCTCCAGCCTATCTGCAAAGGTCAGGCGCGGGTCTTGGTGGTCGATGACGTCAATGCTCATTTCCTGCCGTGCGATTGCTTCCCGTAGGTGCAAGAAGTGTGCCAACTGTTCGTCTTGCTTGGCTGGGCTTGGAACGTCACCGACCATCAGTTCCCCGCAATCGTGATGCAAGGCCGCGTAGAGAAGCGATGCAGATGCCGCTGGGAAAAAGTAGCAGATGATTTGTGCCACCCTGCCGTGGTGATCCGCAAGCGTCTGCGCCGGAACATCTGGGTTGGCGTGCCAGCGAGTGACGGACCCTGATTTGTAGATTGGGTTGTAGGTCATTTGGTCATTGTGCTTTCTGCATGTGCGTCACGGACGAGTTCGGTGATGTATTCAGCGACGTGAGCGTATTCGTTCTTGCCGACCTCGTTTATGATCCAGTCTTGCTGATCTTTGCTTAGAACCTGCAATATGTCCCCGATGTTTCCAAATTTAATCATGTGATTTTGGAAGCGGTCTTTGACCTGCTGCCGAGGCGATGCCTTGATCTGGCGCGGTGGGACGATGCCTGCCTTGCGTGCTATGACGACAGCCCGGACTACCTTGGTGTAACCAAATCCAGTTGCCTTTTGTATCTCGGCATGGCTGCGACCCGCTCGGTGCATTTCTGCGACGATGTTGATTTCTTGCTCTGTCATGGCCGTGCCTCCGGTCGCAGGAACGGGATGCCAGTATCGCGGCAGTATGCGTCCACTTGTTGGCCCCAGAGTTCTTCCAATGCTTCGACCATCGCGGGCATCTGGTCGCAGACTGCGTGGGTTTTGCCTGTGATGTGACCGACTTCCATGCTGCCGATCGCGAAGATTATTATGTATAGTGAGGTCATTTGGTCTGATCCTTTTCAAATGCGGCAAGGGCGGCGTGGCGTTGGGCAAGTATTTCATTCATGTGATCTTCAAACACATCAGCTTGTATCCCGTCAGGTTCATGCGCCCTAACGTCAAAGCCTGTTTTCCCCAACAGTCGACGGCACACTTGCCACAAATCCCCCTCAAATTCGCTCGATACAACCTCACAGGCCGCTTCGAGTTCTTCGATGCGTTCTTCCTGCTCGTCTAGCTGGCCCTCCAGTTCCTCGATGCGGTCGGCTTGTGCTAGCATCACTCTCCGCACGTCGGGCGATATGTATTCAGCCAGACGCTCAACGCTCATTCGGTCAATGCTGGTCATGCTGCCACCGCCTTTTGGCGCTGTGCAAAGTCTGCTACAAGGGCATCGCAGAACCGCGCCATGTGCTCTTTGTTGGCCTCGCCCTGCCGCCATTCCGCTTTGGCTTTGGCGACCTCGCCGATGTCTTTCAATCTGACACCGCCGTCATAGCTGGCCATAAAGAAGCAGTGTCCGCAGTCCCCGTTGGGCTGTCGCACTTCGCCGATCATCCGATGCTGCGGTGTCATCTGCCGAAACGCGGTCATAACGCGCAAGAACCTTTCCTGCACAGACAATTCCGCAACAACGCCCCGATCCTCTTCGATCTCCGACAAAATTTTGTCGATGTTGCGTGCAGCGTCCTTGTGGGTGAACAGGCTTCCGTCACTGCGCGTCGTGTAGCCCGTAAGCTGGCGGTAGCCGTCCAGCCAGAACACACGATCATGGCCCTTGCGGCGGCCTTGGCTCAGCGTGATGCGCACGCCCAGCGCCTCGGCACGCTCGACGAACTCGGGGAAGTCCTGCCGGAAACTGCGGCAGATCGGATTGTTTTTCTTGGTCATGAGTTCTCTCCCTTTTTGATGTAAACGGTTTCGGCGCCCAGCGTGTCAATCCAGATCGGCCCGTCGTGGCTGAACCATTGCCCACGGCCAACACGCTCTTGCGGGTCATTCATTGCGGCTCTCCCATAGTTTCGACACCCGCGCTTTTAGTTGTTCTTTCGCTGGGTGCCCGTTGATGTAGTCCCTGCGTGCTTGCAGGGTGTTTAGGTTTATTGCGTGTCGCGCGGCGCTGTCGATGATTGCTGCGCGGATGGCTTGGCCATATGCGGCCCGTGTCTTGGCGTCCGGCAGGTAAACCGCGCCAGATCCGATTGCGTCACCCGTAGCCCAAGGCTTCATGGTTGGGTCTTGCGGGCGATGTAGGCAAAACGGCTTTCACCAAGGCGGCGCTGATAAAGCAGACATTCCCCGCGCTGGTGTGCAACGAAGGCGTCATACTTATGCGCCCCCGCTGCGTGTTTGCCGACGTGATACAGGATTTCGTCGCCAGCTTCGGCATTGGCAAGAACCACCTGGAACGTGCCTTTGCCTTCTGCTGTGATGTCAATCTGTGCCATCCTAAAATGGAATTTCGTCGTCAGGCACATTGGATTGCGGTGGCTGGTCATAGCCGCCTTGCTCGGACCGTTCTCCGCCGCCACCCATGAACGTCAATTCATTGACCAGCAGTTGCAGCGAACCTTTGCCCTCGTAGACGTTGACGCTGGGCTTGCCAGACAACGCCAGCTTGGAACCTTTGGTAATGTAGCTTTGCAGGCTGTCGGCCCGCTGACCAAAGATCGAACAGCTTACCCAAACGCTGTCGCGCTTGTTGCCGCCCTTGTCCTTACCCTGATCTACGGCAATCGAAAAGCCGAGAACCGAGTCGCCGTTTTGTGTTTTGCGCAGAACCGCGTCTTTTCCGACGTTGCCTGCAATGGTCATGTTTAGCATATCATATCTCCTTTATGCCTTCCTAAAATTGCATGTATCATAAACTGCGTCAAGCGGTTTATGCGTTCTCAAGCGTTGCAGCCGAATTATGCTTTTCTTTCAATGCATCCTCTATGCGCTGGGCATACTCTTGCCCCCCGACTTCTTTGGCTGCGAAGTATAGCGCAGAACGATACTTGCGAATCTGGTCAGTCGTCACCAATCCCTCACGCAAAAGCTGGACCGCACCTCGGCCATAAAGCCAGCCGTCGCCAACAGAGTCACCGGCAGCAATGCGGCGGGCAACAATCTGGATCGCGTCTTCGCTGGCAAATGGCTTGCCTGTGATTTCAACCGCTTCGCGTTTAGCGGTTGCGTCAAGCGCCTTAATAAAATGTGCTGGCATCGGCCATGCGCGCTGCGTGTAAGTTTTGCGAATGTGCCGGAAAGCCGTTTCGATCCGGTCACGGAAATTTTCGGGGCTTGATGATGCTGAGATGAGATTGCTCACCTCCTCTGCTATCGCCGCTATTTCCCTCATGCATCCCTCGTCGTCTAGATGTGTCGGGCGCTGATACTGGCGCAGAAAGTCGGTGATAAGCATTGTGGCCGATGCTAGGCGTGTCTGGTAACTCATTCATTTTCTCCGATAGGTGTTTCTGGATGTTGTCGTAAAAGTCCGTTGTGGAAGCTGCGGCCTCATCTAGCCATCGCTCGCCGTTCAGCCAGGAGGCAGGGTGCGCCGTGTATTGCTGATCTTGGCCCTGTCGCTGTCTGGCATATGCGCCCATTGCGTAGATAATGGTTTGCGGGGTGACCTTTTTGGTTGCGGCTTTCCATGCCTTGACGGCCTGCCCCTTGCCAGCCTTTCGTGGAACAACTGACCAAAAGGCTTCAAACTCGTCATCTGCAATGATGGTTCTTTGATGGTTCTTTATGGTTAATGATGGTTCGGGTGCATCTCCTGCGGGGTTTATGACATCCATATGCGGGGTTTGCGTATCCATATGCGGGGTTTCTGCATCCATATGCGGGGGTGCATCTCCTGCGGGGTGCATATCCTGCGGGGTTTGCGTATCCATATGCGGGGTTTCTGCATCCATATGCGGGGGTGCATCTCCTGCGGGGTGCATATCCTGCGGGGTTTTTACGGTGTAGAGGTTGCAATTCCTGCGCCCATTTCCGGTCTCTATGTGAAGCCAACCTTGGTCCTTGAGACGCCTGATAATGGTCTGAACGCCACGCTCCGACATGCACGTCTTGCGGCAAATCCCAGCGATGCTGGGCCAGCATTCACCTTCGTTATTGGCGTAGTCTGCAATAGCCAGAAGCACAAACCTTTCGGACGGCTTTTCAGGTCCGGCTTCCCAGACCTTTGACATTATTTTAATGCTCAAGGGGTTCGCCTTATGTTGGGGCAGGTATTGCGCAAGGGGGCCAGCCCGTGCTATCAATAACCTGCGTTTGTTGATACTCGCACTGTAGGCCCGCCAGCCTCAAAGATCAAGCCTCGGCCATAGATTGGTCGGGGCTTTTCCTTTCCGCAGCACCTGCTATGATACCCATGCGCTGGTCATGGGCGCAGCCGTGGTGTCCTCCTGCACCGTCTCGCGGCTTACTGGCGGGTTGAGGCATTGCTGTCTCCCCGCCGTTTTTTTGCCGCCTCGCTGAGACGATACCAGCCCTGCCTTAAAATGACTGCGCCGTCGTCATCCATCTGGTGCAAGGTCCGCTGTACAAGATCCTGTGCCACTGGCGCACCGCCCAGCGCAGATAGATCGCCTGCAATGGTTTCAGCACTGCCACCCGGCACGATCGACAGCAGGGCTATGATCTGGTCACGCATCCCACTCTCCCATCTTCTCTTTGACATCATCAATGGATCGCACCACGGCCCAATAGCCACCAGCGGCGATTATAGCCGCACCCACGGCCCGCTGGGCAGGGCTGGCATATCCGCCCTTGGCTTTGATCTCGAATCCGTAGAAGTGGCCCTGATTCAGCATCATCAGATCGGGAAAGCCGACAACCATGCCCATGAATTTCTGTTTGGCAATGGCGCGGGCAATGGCCTGCCCCCTGACGTCTGTTTGGTTGGCAGAGTGATGCACCACAGCCTGCGGATATTGCAGGCGTAGATAGCCAAGAATAGCTTGGTGGATCGGGCCTTCAAGATTGCGCCTCATGCAGGAACCCAGAGGTGGCCTTCAAATATGCGGCGACAAACAGCCTCGCGCACTGACGGCCTGTCCGTCACCAGATCGTCAACGGTGACGCCCAGCCCCTCGGACAGACGAACAGCGGTCCAGATGCTCGGTGCCTGCACATTACCAGATCGCAGCTGCGAATAAGCAGGCTTGCCCATGTTGCACCTAGCAGCCTGCTGGGCCAAGCTGACGCCTTTGGATTTCCATGCGTCTGAATATGCCCGCAGGTTGGCGGTGAAGATTGGTGTCGGTTCCATGTCGTTCTCCTGTGTTATGTTTGGGCAGCATAAAATTATTTCGGTCAATGCGCAATATGCGCTTGCAAGAACGCCGCAAGAAAGTTAGACAGTTGTTAGACGGAACACAGACAGGAGCAAAACATGACAATTCAATGGGCAACGCCAACGCGCAAAGGTAACGCATCAGCTAGCAATAGTTCTGGCGTAGATCTTGCATCATCAAGAGCGGGCGAAGGTCGGCAATTACAACTTACGATTGGCATACAGGCAGACGCAATGAAAGCAATGCGCTGGGTTGTTGGTGATCGGGTTATTTTGGGCCGTGACAGCGGAACAGGCATTTTTGTTTTGTGCCGTCACCCAGACGGTTTCAAGATGACATCGCGCAGCACGCGCAAGCGCCAAGATTCGGCAGGTCTTTGTATCGCTGCTAGCGTCAAAATGAAAACGCCATCTTTTATTGATAAAGATAAAATTCCAGCATCGGTCTCGCTTGCTGATTGCGAATTGGACGGCGCACAGTTGCGCTTTGTCCTTTATTGATCGGAGCAAAACATGACAGTCACATCAACATACAACGGCGAAGAGATCCAAGTAGACTTCCACGCCGAAACAGAACGCAGCGACTACGGCGTGCCGGGTTCGCCTGTCTGGGATGAAGTCGATCCCGCCAGCATTGAAGTCGCTGCGCTGACTATATTGGGCATTGACGTCAAGCTGACCGATTTACCTGCACACTTGCAGCAGGCCATTATCGACTTGGCCGACGAAACAGAATTTGCATAGGAGCAACGACAATGAAAACCCTAATTGACCCCACCGCCGCAGATAAGATTGAAGCCGCCCATCCCCGCCTGAAGGCTGGCTGCTGGGGCGGCACACATACCGTTTGCATGATGTCTGCCCTTGTGAGAGGCGCGGGAGGTATCCAAGACTGCGTCACGGCTGGCTGGCCGGAATGGCTGGCTGAATTAAACGTGTCGATGTTTGACGCAAATGTGGGCGCAGAATGCGAAGAAACAGCCCGCTACCAATTCGCCCTTGATGTAGCTTATGCGGTACAGGTGCCACGCGATTACAACAAAGCGCGCGACCTGTTTTTGATTGCGACCTTGGATCGCGCTAAAAAGCACGACACAGCCGGTTTATGCCAGCGCGTTATTCGATTGTTGCACCGCCGGATCGCGGGTCAGGATGTTGCGGATGCGATGAGAGCCGCCCAAGACGCCGCCTATGCCGCCGCCTATGCCGCCAATGCCGCCAATGCCGCCAAT